AGTTGATATATATAAGAAATTAATAAACTTATATGTGAGGAAACCCAGAAAACCTCAAATTTTATAAAAGAAAACCACAAGGCTGGGTGCATAATGTGGTATGAGCAAGGAATTAGTTTTTACGTCGGCGCGTAGTTAACTTCGATGCTGGTGTTCTAGCCTTTGGCATGGGGGTTGGTCTTCGCTTTTTGCGCATCACATTACCAGTGGAACCCTCAGTGTAGGACGGCAATTGAGTAGCTGGCGCAGCGCTCTTAACAGATTGCATTTGCATGGCTCTAACAGCAGAAGTTAGAGCAGAAATACGTTTGTCTAGATCACTGTCTCGCTTTTTGTTCTCTTTCGATTGCTGAACCTTCTTTGGCTTCTGGATGACAACCTTCTCTCTTACTGGCTCTTGTTGTTTCTTACCAAAAATCTCCTTCAACCAAGTGACAGCGGTTGGTATAAATTTCATCGCAGTGGCTGCAATTGTGCCGAGATCATTGGCAGAAGCAGGAAGAGAGTCAGGGCGAGCATGCATTATACCTATGGCCATCTTTATAGCGTCGTCATCAGGCAGAGGCAATGTCTTTTGAAAAGTGGCCAAACTAGATGATGATCGAGGTTGTAGCTCAAGACCAAGAATTGACTTCACTGTGATATAGGGCACAGATGACAATGTGACGCCCGGTCCAGTGGCTGGAACGGTCAAGCCCTCAAAAATGGTGTAAGACCAATCGAGTGAGCCCCAAGGAACATCAGCAGTGAAGGGTGTAAATGTGTTATTAGTGATGGTCTGATTAAACAACGGTATGTAAACGGCGCTCTGACCAGATAGGTAACGCATAAAACTGAGGTTAAGACCAGATGGGTTGGCAGGGGTTGTGGAAGATGTTGAATAATTTGGTAACCAAGGAATAATCTCATCTTCTTGTTGTAACACAACAAAAGCGCCTTCACGCGCAGGGCGTGTGGCTGCTTTTGGTGAGGAGACGAGTAGTTCACTGCTATTTGCAGGAAACAAAGTATTCCAATAAATTTGGGAACTAAAGGGCAAAGTGTTGCCTTTGCTCCCTGTAAACGAGCCCCATTCCCATATTTGATAGGAAAAACTATCGCCAGGTAGTTTGACACCGTCCTTATCAATAAAGGTGAAACCGTCGTCTTCAAATTTAAATTGTATACCCTGGTGGTTACATGCAGCTTTAATGGCAGCAATCAAACTCTTGGATGACTCATAATCACCAGAATGCGAGTCAATCAAACTCAACAAAGACGCACCATGGACGATGTCTGGCTTAAATTTAGCAGATGTTACAATACCCTGGTTGTTAAAATTCGTGGCATTCAAATAATAAGTGCTAGATTTGTAAGTTTTCCTATGTGAAGCTATATCACTCTGCCACTGGTTAAAATTATAACCAGCAGAGCGAACAGCAGGTTGAACAGCCTGGCTAACAGTTGGTTGGGTGGAAGCAACAGCATTCTGACCTTGTGGTTGAACCCAACCCATAACGGTGGAAGATGAGTCAGCCAACCACATAAAAATGTAGTTCATGACTACCGCGCCAGATGTTTGAATAAACATCATTGATGATGGGTTAATGGTCTTTGTAGAACTTGCCGATGTTGGGAAACTCAAAATTGGTGCTACATTCTCCTCAGCTTTTAGCTCCATAAGTACAACATTCGGGGCCGAACAATCAGGACGACCTTGGTACTCAGAAGACATAGGGCTTGGAGGATGAGTGACCTTATTAACATAGGCGGCACCAGCAGATGTACCGGCATGAACCTTAACACCATTAACCTGACCAATTTCAGTGCTCATTTTTAATAAATTTAAAATAATAAATTTTAAAATAGAAAGTAGAATAAAGTAGGAGTTCAAATAAATATAATCAAAAATAGACAAAGGTAGAAGGTCTATTTAAACACTAGAGTAAACAAAATTACGTAAGCCGTAGTAACTAAGAGTAAATCATTCCATTGGCTTTACTATCGACAGCGTGAACCGCAATTATAATCGGTGATACCGAGGCGACCAAGGATGGAGCTTGCACCTTCATCAAAGGCTGTTACGCTAAGCAAACGAATATGCCACTCTAGTAGATTATAGATATTAAAGAGCAAGAGCATCGACCTTGTACGACATCATTTCAGTCTTAACAAGGTCACTAAACTTTATACTCCTACTACTCTTCATAAAATGAAATAAAGATTGAATATCCTGTGAAGAGATTTTAATACGCTCATCATACAACTCATTGTAGTAATGAGCACAAGTCGCAGCACCGGTAAAAAGTTGTTCAGAATTTACAACAGCACTGCAGCGCTCTTGAAGGGACATAACGACTTCGTTGAAATGATCTTGATCAACGTAAAGTTTGTCTAAAAATTTGGCACAGTAACGCACTACGTCAGGAAATAAACCTTTATCGGTCATGAACCAGCCAGCAAACTCACCAACAGGACTGTTATGTAGTTTAAGTTTGTGGCCGGTGTATTGTATTATCCTAGACGCTTTGCTGTGCATTTTACTGCTCTCACAGTTAACGGCTGAATCATCGCCCTTAAAATAAGCGAATTGAAAGCCTTTATACTCGAAGAGTGTAAAGCACAGAGCCATGTTACCAATAGTGTTCTCACAAATGGTAAACGGGTTGCCAGAGAATTGTTTCTCCTCACCATGTAAGGATGCATTACCCCACATAGTGCGATACTGCATGACCCAACTTTCTCTAAATTTCTCGTACTCCTCAACAAGCGCACGTGGACAACCAGCAGCTATGAGGAGCCATGATGTTAACTTAACGAATGCCTGTCTGAAACTGGCATCCCACTCAGAGAAATCATTACAGGTGAAGTCATATAACTTTTGAAATTTTGAAATGAGTTCAATATATCTCGCGTTCATGTTGACATCAGAATCGTGGGTTGCTAACACGATGTTCCTGTTATTCCTCTCCAACAATTCTCTAACGCGATCAAGGACAGCGCGAGCCCAACCACAAAACAGGACGTTAATACGTTTTGATGTGGCCGCAACGCCCTGCCCGACTTTATCACTTGTATCAAAAGCTATTTTTGGGTCAAATTTGGATTGCCTTTTGTTAAAGAACTTCAACTGTTCATCAGATAGGCGACAAACCTGATCGATCTCAGACATGACAGTTTTGTCCTTCAATTTAAGATTGAGCTTATCCAAATATTCCCTTTGGCGTTTCTGTAAGTATTCAGGTGACATACGCATATCCCTTTTTAGCTTGGCAATAGAGTGGTCATTACCATAAATAGCCATAGACAAACCAGTTAAGAGTTCTTTGAGGGTATATTCCATTTCACGCTTATCACTAACTAGATATTTGCGGCTATAACGTTTTGTTAAAGTCTGAATACCTTCCATAACATTATTAGACAACTGATGTTTAGCGAACTTTATTTTGTTCAGACGATACACAACATTGTTCTTCCTATAGTCACGCATCATATCCGGGTTAATAACAAGCTTTCCCGATTCAACCTCTGGGATGTTGGTCTTAGAGATGCTAATGAAATCACCAGAAGGATCGTTGAGAGGTCTTATTATATCAGTCAATATATTAGTCGCGACACCGATTGATGCGACATCTTTATGTAACCCGGGTGCAACAGTGGGCATGAATGGCTTTTCCTCAGGTAGATCTATCATATGGGATATATGTATGCCTGTTACATCCTCCAGACGAGATATTGGCGTCGGAGCAATATTATACCTTTTGACAAGCCCATCAATATCCCCCATAAGTACAATTGCATCTGTAGCACGAGACAGAGCAGTGTAAACAAACTTACTCTTAGCCAATAATTCGGATTGTATTGACGCGGAATCGATATAAAAGACAACAACAGGTGCACGTGAACCAGTAAACGTTGTTATAGTATGGGCATTAAGCCCATAATCAAGGAACCGACTACATGTGGATTGATTAAACGTGATAACCGGAATTTTAGATTTAACAAACTCCTTGACGTTACCACCAAAATGGTAGATACTTTTGGCCACACTGGAATGGGTTCTTATTTTAAAATCCAACGTCTTGTTCACAGCATCTGTGATATCTTGAGGCAGTTTATAAACGTCAAGAATGTTGTTGCGCAAACCGAAGTCATACAACGTGCGAATGCGACCGGTACCGGCAAAATCAGTCGGAGGTGTTTGATGTACATCACCCAAACAGACTATACGGTGGTTTGGATAAATTGCGGCAAGCAACGAAAAGAAAGCAACATTCATCTGGAAGGCTTCATCCACAACTATATGAGTGTATTTGTTATGGTTATGAAACCTACCATCTGAACCGAAAAACAGATGTGGAGTATAGGATTTGACACCACGTTTCACGTGTTCATCACGCAAGTTGGAAGAAGGAGCAATGAACACGGCTTTCTTGAATTTACTAATAGCAAAGGTAGTCTTGCTTGCACTAGCAAAACCTGACAGGCAGTCAACTTCAAAAACGTCGCTCGGCAAACCATTTTTAATATTCTTGGGACGACACCTGGAAAGATCAACATCGCCCAACTTACCAATAAAGAAAGAATTGGCAAATGCAACATTGTCTTGGCATGGGATGACGTGTGTGGTAATCTTCCTATTCCAACCAGGTGTATCATAATATTTGAAGAAATCGTCAACGTCCCTGCCCTGTTGGTATCGACACTGGAATATCCTCTCGGTGTTAGTTTCTGAGTCATAAGACAAACGGACGTCAGACCAACAGGTCATCTTCCATAACTCGTGAGGGTTAGCAAAGGTCTTAGTAAATAGATAACCGCCATCATTCATAACGGAAGGAACAAGAGAATTAGCTAAATTAATAACCTCTTCACTGTTAACGGGACGACCTATATCGTTAATGACAATATCAAACTTGCGATTCTCACCCTTAAGATAGGAAAAGAGTTGGGAAACGTCAGAATACTCAAAATCAACCTTCAGACTTTTCTTGACTGGTAAACCACCCTTATATACAGCAACAAAAACTTTGAAACCGCGATCTAACAAATGTTTTGAAACAAAGCCAGGTGCAGCAGAAAGATCCAAAACAGTGGGGTGGGTATACGGAGAGAGATGTTCAAGTATACCGACGTATTTGGTTATCAGACCACCGTTATTCCTAAAAGAGAAGTGTTCACCGGAATGATGTAAGATGATGTTATCTCGTTCATCATGACTACCATAATGGTAAACAGTATTGTTTACAGAAGATTGAATGTAAACATTAAGTTTAGTTGCCTGCGCAAGCAATTCTAGACAAATCGAGCTAACATTAGAACCAGAGTAAACACCACGCTGGATGTAATCATCAATAATTGCATTGTTCAGTTCGGGGCAGTTAGGGAGGTAGTCGTATAGACAATTAGCAGCAAACCCGAGAATAAACCTTGGTGTAGTACTTTTACTAAGAAGCCCTTTAGATGTCACAGCCTCAAACCAAGCTTGGATAGCACAATGGCCTGCTAAAAAACCGGCAGGTAAGGAGTGCTGAAAATTTTGTTGGCTCGGTGAAACTTTAGGGTTAGTGTTACCTAATATGTACTCAACACCTTTATGGTAAACGATAGCCGCCGAATCTTCAAGGCTTAAGTCGTCATCCATAACGAAGATGTCACTACTGCTAGCCTGGATATCATGGCCAGCAGAATGTTGAGTATAAGTGCCTTCAAGCGCAGAGTTGTTCTCATGAATAATGAAAAGCTCTGGTAAACCAGTAAAATCATCATCATCCTCTTGAAAGGCGTTAGCATCGCTACCTTGAGGTTTCGGCGTGCCAACAACTGGTTGAACATTGGGTGGAGGATGCAAATCTAAGACAGGTATCCCATTAGGGAATCTAGGATCACTGTTATTGATGGAAGCATTTGCACGGTTACCGCTATTACAAACAAGCGTCTTTGCTTTGGCGATCAAAGCAGGAAAGTTGTAACGCTTCTTAGGAACCACAGGTGCGGGAATACTATGCTTGGGAGCAGGTTGGCAATCGATAGATGGACAATCAGATGTTATAACACTTACCGATGGAGAGTGATCGGGGACAGGATCACTAGGAGTATGGTTCAATGTAGCCTTAGAGACACACTCGATATTCTGTACAGACGGCGGTACGCCTGGAGGTACACGATTAAAACATCTGTCAAATCTATGGACAACGTCGGTCTCATAATCAAGGATATTAATGATTTGAAACTCAGAGAACCAAAAACCATAAGAATCAACACCTAAACCATCGGAAACCAGCTTGTAGTCCTTGCCGGCTTGCCAATGACGGGCGTTGTCAGCAAAACGGTTACACAACTTTTGCCATTTTGTTTGAACAAAACCGCACAGACCAGTCATTTTAAGATGGCCCTTGATATAAGTGAAAGCTTCACTTATAGTTTTTGTTCTATCAGTGCGTTGGAGTGCACCTAATAAAAACAAACTGATTAGTATGCGGTACTGCTCCTGAGGTGAAGCAACAAAAGCCTTCTGCACAATACTCTCGCCTATAGTTATACGGCGAATGATACCACCCCAGTAAGTTGCCACTTCAGGAAACTTATAACCTTCATCTGCTGCCCTCTGAATGTAAGACATAACAGAGGACACGATGTACTGAGGAACAACGAAATGTTTTATGTCTTTTTGTTCAACATAAAAATTCATCTTAATGGCAGAATACATATCTGGGACTAGGACAGAGTCTGGGAATATACGTGAGAGCGGCACACACCTTGAGACGCATCCAAGCTCATTTTTCCTGGTGCGTACAATCTTGATAACTCTAAGTGGACCATAAGTTCGAACAACCTCAAAGATAAGATTGAAGTCTTGGCATTGTATTGCCGTGGTCTCGTGCCATGCTTTCCAACGTTTGGTAGAGTGAGAGTACATGATAGACTCATCATTCATAACAAACTTGCTACGGTCACCATCATGCACAACATGAAAGAATGCAAAAGGGTCAGTGTGACCACCCTTATAAAGTGTCGTAGTGAAATACATATAGACAGTCATAGTTCTTAAAGAATGTCTTGTAAAGATCTTCGCTACATCGCGCATAGATATATCATACGCGGAATGGACTGAAAATGCATGATCAGCCTTGAAATCACAGTTTTGCGCGCCTTTAACGCAATGGCGGGTCTCCAGCCCCAAAACAACGTGTGATTGTAGTGTATCTTTGGATGATGACGCGATGCGATAATCTTCACGCGAGCTATCCAGGAGTAAGCAGTTGTGTGATGCATCGATCTTTCGGGCGACGGAATCACCAATCGTCATAGTCCTGAAACCATGAGATACACAACGCTTGACTTGAGTAGCAGCATCATCATTAGCGAAGTCATTAAGTGCAGCTAAAACAGGGTGCTCAGAATCTCTAAAGGCGCCCTTGGGGTAAACATACTGTCGAGGAAAACACTCCTGCAACCACTCGTTCTCTGTAGCGGTCATCTTGTAAGTGTGAGTCCAAGCTGATTCGACTCTTTCCTTCTCGTACTGCACAGCGACAGTATCCCTCAAATTATTTATTGAATCGACACCGCTCTTGGAGCAGGTCGTTAAATTCCTTAAATCCATAACGTTAAGTTATAATAACTAACGAAAATAAGCGTTTACTTTTGATTGAAGTAACGAAACAAATAAT